GAGGGAATGTGTAACCAACCCCCATGGTCATAAAGAACTGCAAGGACATAACTGTCCCATCGACTTCAACATGCCTTGTTCTGACTTTCGTCAGGAGCCGATACCACCCAGAAGGGAGGACGCGTCTCATAAAAGGAATGCTGAAAGAATCCGATGCTGCGCTAAGGTCGAGAGTGGCAAGATTCCCGGTTCGGGAAGCCTGCTTCATCAATCTCCTATGCACGTGTTGCTGAACTTGTATGTCAATGCCGACAGACTTTTTAAGTCTATCACTAATATGGTTACCAATAGCGTTAGAAACAACGCCACTAGCAACAGTATCAGCCGCAATAATGCGAGCCTTGTTCCACTTTTTCTTCACGGCAGAGGCAGTTACATGGTGTGACAGGACTTTCCTAGTCCTCCATGAACAACCCCCCAACATGCGATCAAGGATCATATGTTGCTCTGCAGTGCCACTTAGGTGATTGAGCTTCTCATGGAGAAAGCCCTTTTCCCTAGTAACCCCGACGGATGCCTTACTCGGTACTCTCCACTTGACCAGGTTTTCAACTTGAGGGACATCCCCAAGTATCAACCCCACAACTCTCCTAATCTCTTTCAGCAGCATATGAGCGCGTGTACTACCGGGTAATCCGGTAAGCACGTTCTCTTGGCTACTTACGAAATTTCGGAGCGCCTCTTTATCGAGGTCTCGTTGTTGTTTATCATCGGAATCGGCGATAAAACGGTCAAACATATGTTCCAACTGCGCAGTTCTCCTAAACGTACCGACTGATGTATCGTCGATAGTTGGAAACGTAAAGTTTCTGAAAGAAGGAAAACCGCGGCCAAGGGCTTGCGCCCCGGCTTTTGCAAAAAGTTCAACGGTTGGATCTATGCGGGAGAAATCTTTATAGAGGGCGTCCCATAACCTCTTTGCAACTAAATCTTTCATTGGTTTCTCCAAATGATTGATTGGCATTATTGCCTAGTCACAGATGATTGTTCCATACTTCAGCCAACTCGCGATATCGTTATTTTGGGTGTTAAAACCCTTGATCAGATATTCGAGCTGAGTCGCAAGACTCCTGGCTGCCGTCAAACGTTCAGTATAAGTAAGAATGGCCGGAACTTCCGACTCAAATCTACCGATATGAACGTCGACATATTCGTCGGTCTCCCCCTCGTTTACTAAAACGGGTTTTATATAGGAGATCGCGAACTTCTGACGGGTCTTCGTATTCTCATTTCCGGGACGGACTGTAACAGTAATTTTCTGTTGCAGCCGCATATCCACGGTAGAGACGTCAAGAAAGACAACTTTAGAAGGTGTCTTTTCGACGCAGATAAACTGTACGGAGGCAGAAGGAACATTCGAGGTCAAGGTTACATCAGTATAGAATGATACGTTACTCATATCATGTACTCCATTTGCTACTTATTTCATAGAAATGCCGAGTGCTGCTGTTGAAACAATCTTACCGATCGAATCTAAACCGCGACCCAAATGTAACATTCCCGTTCTTTGTATATCAACTTCACGCTTTATCCATATTTTATGGATTGTGAATTCAGCCGGCTGCAGTGTTACGCAACCAGAGACGTCATTAAGCGTGTAGTGATATGTGGCATCGACAATCGATGTAACCCACGAACCTGTAATGTGTCCCGGTACGGGACGACATTCCTTTAATAAGGAGGACAGATCCACAAACATATTTGCCAGAAAACTCAGAGGTAGAAGTTCCCAACCTTCTGCAGCAATAGCTGCAATATTGGCTGAGTTCCTCAAACGTGGATTGCTGACAACAATCCCCGCGGAAGAGCTTTTCGTGACTTTTCTATCAATAGTATAGGATAAAATCCTTCTATTGAAGATTGGTCGATGCAGGCCGTCTATATAGACGTTCCACAAAAGCTTTTCCTCCTCATCAACGGTTTTTCTGCCACCACGAAACGTCTTGTACTCTGGGAATTTCTTATCCAGAATACGAGCCGCCGTAGTGCCAAAAGTCTTTGCCTGATTAATCGCTGGCAAAGTCCCGTAGATGTGCTCAAGATACGTGCCGGCAACTTCCTTAATAGGAAGTTTGAGTTTACCCGGCTTACTCAATATCTTGGCTGTCTTTTTGAACAACTTTCTAACTCCTGACATCGGACTTTTCAGTGCCGAAACCGTCTCAGCAAGTTCACCAAATTGATGAATCTCAGCAAAGTACGGTTGGGTAGCGTTAACAAAGGCCTTTTGAATTGCCAAAGCTTTCACTGCCCCATTGTCAAAAGAGAAAGATGGTCTGGGTAGACCCACGCTATACGCATCAACTAATCCCACCAAACCTATACTAGGTCCGGATACATCGGTTTCCAAAATAGTGTCGTAATAACGACCCTCTAAAGAATCGATGGAGGTTTTAATAACCTCAAAAGGATTGATTGAATTAGTATAACGCTTTTCC